CCAATAAAGCCACCAACAATGGTCTGGAATGCTGGGCTAATCAGTTTGAAGATTTCAGCGTTGTCAACTTTTTCGTCAAACAACCCAGCCATTAAAACGCCAACCATGCCAACGACAACAATGCACAGGGTAAAGCTGACCATCAGGGTTACAAGGAAAGTTAATTTAGCTTTCATTTTTTCCTCATATCAGCAAGTTTTTCAATTGTGCGACCGCCAAAGTAAGCGCCCATGATTAGCATCCCCCAGTTTCCCAGCAACGTGACATAGCTTTCATTTGCGTTGTACCCGTAGGCTGACATCATGGCAAACAAAAAGTAACCCAGAAAAATGGCTATCAAGCTCATGGGGCGTATGTTCTTGGACAACCATGAATCGCTGGACATGTCTGCTTGCCAGCGGTCTGTGACATTGTCAGCGTCGCTTTGCGCGGCCTTGGCCAACAGGTCAAGCTCGGCCAACTCCATCTTGGCCTTCTCAATGCCTAACTCCATCAGGCGTTCTTCATGCTCAAACTGAAGCTGGCGCAGCTTGCCAACATCTTCTGGCGTGGGCGCGTCGGGGATCTTTACGCCAAGCGTGTTCTCGACCACTTGCTTGCCCTTGGCTTGGATGGCGCTGGAGAGCAAGCCAAGACCGTTTTGGGCCAGTGTGCCGAGTAGCGATGCAACGATGGGAATCATTTTTTATCCTCCAGTTGAATGATAAGGCGGCGAATGATCGCGGCCTGCTGTTTGTTTTCTTGTTGCACAAGGAGCATATCAAAATACATTGACGCCATCACGTACAGGAACAGCGGCAGAATTAGCATCACCGCAATCAGGGCAATCAAAAAAACTACTTGTCCGTTGTCATGTGTTTTATCGACCATAGGAGGAGGTGGAGGTATATAGTAACTGTCAGAACTGCTGCGATTATTAGCGCCTTGTCTTGCAGATTGTTGAGGTTTTTTCTGCGTTGCCATTTACGTTGAATCTCCAATTGGCGTTCCAGTTCAATCTGTTGTTCGTTTTCCTCGTTCAGTTTTTTATATTCTTCTTCAAACCGTGACCAGACGGCACCCAACGCGGGGTCTGTGTGGTAGACCAAAAACTCACGCAATTCTACCGACTGGCGCTCCAACTCGATCTGGTGGAACACGTTCTCAAGCGCCTGCGCTTTCATCGATTTGGTTTTGGGCGGGTCAAGCTCTTGGCGCTTAACGTCTTTTTTTACTTCTTCATGCGCGTCAAAGAATTGCCCAATGAAACCAGAGATCTCTTTGGTTATCTTATAAAGGTCTGTACCCGCAGCTTTGGCATCTTTATACATAGCCACACCTTGCTTAATTCCAGCAATTGCAGCCAATGCCAATGTGATAGGTTCAATTTCACCCGCCTATGAGTTTGTTGACCATCGTGCCAACAAAGCCTGGCCCTAATAGAACCGCACCAATCACAATGTAGAGCAGATACTCAATGCGCGTCATGCGCTTGTCGCCTTCGGTAAAGGCTTTCTCTATCGCCGCATAGCGTTCACTGCACACCGCAACGTGGACGGCGTGATCTTTTTCTATTTCGCTCATTTTGGATACTTAGCCTTTACCGCAAGACAGGCGGCAATGTACGCATCAATCTGCGCTTGATCGCCTTTGACTATGCCGTCAAGGTAGTCAGTCATTGATGGATATTCTGATGCTCGTTTGGCTTTGTATGCGTTTGGGTCAACCCAAGCATTAACCAAATCCATGTCGATTTCGACTTGATCGCCTTGGGCATCTTTTGCGCCATCAGTATCATCAACTGTGACAACTTGCGGGTAAAGAGCATATATTGCATTGTGATTCATGCCGCAATCTCCATGACTGTTATTGTTGATGTTTGGGCGCTATCTGCTGTATTTCTTCTGTTTACATATATTGTTCCAGAACTTGCTCTGCCTTGAATTTTATATGTAGTTGCAGAAGTTGTTGCTGGAGAATCAAGAAAAAGCATTGACCAGTTGTTAATAACATCGCCAACTGAAGTATATGAAATAGTTGTTCCGTTATATGTTGGTGCTGTGCTTGGTTGAGATATATTTGTTGAACCTCTAAGCAAATTAAATATACCAAATACGCTTGTGGTGCTAGTTCCATAATTACTAGCAACAAACACAAGAATTTGGCTTGATGTGCTTGTTGGCGTAATGGTTGCGCTTAATCCAGTTACATCCACAAAAGTTGTTGAAGCAGTTGAAAATGTATCTGTCTTGGTTGTGCTTACAACTTGCAACACCTTACCAGCAGACGCTTGCAACGCAGACGATGACCCTGCGACTACTGGGTAAGTTACACCCGCTGAACCGTCTAAAATTAAGCTCATGCCCATGCTCCTACTGAAGTGTTAGAACCAGATGCACTAACTGGTGCAATGCGGATAAAGCTACCAATGGCAGTAGAGTAAGCCCCGCCTGGTGCAGCGGACAGCGTGTACTGCGGAATGAATGTGCCGCCAGCGTTGACTGATACTGTGCCTTTTACCAAAGTACCCAAACAAAAAGAAGCCAAAGCTAATCCAGAAAATGCGACTTGAGCGGTTGCTGTGTTTGATATAGAGCCATAGGCATTTGTGCTAACATTTCCGGGCAATGCGCTGGATAAAAGTTGTCCATACGAACTATACCCAATGTTGTTTAACGATGCTGTTCCACCAAAACCTAACGCAAAAGTATGGCTACTTGCACCAGTAGGTTTTGTAAAAATTGCATAAATTTCAAACTCATACACCGTGCTTGCAGATAACGTTACGCCAACACCAAATATGCTTTGTGCGCCAGTAGCGTTTGCGCCAGCCACCGCAGTGTTAACTCTGTAATACTGTTGAGTTGGCACAATGCCTCGCTCAGTGCTGATAGGTGTAGCGGCAAAGATCGGGCTTGTGTATTCAATATTACCAGCGGCTGCTGGGCTTGTCAGCGTGTTAGAAGTTAAAGCAAGTATTGACATGATTATCCTTCGTACAGAATGTTGACAGTGCCAGCATCAAAGAAGTCTACGCCGAGGACTGTGGTTAAACGAATTCGGTCAAGTGTGCCTCCAAGAGTAATGCTTCCAGCCATTGACCAAACATTTGCGGCATTTGAAGATGCCATAGTTCCTGAAACCGCCCAAGAATTTGATCCTAAAGATGTTATGGTAAAAGAACCATGCAAAATTGTCCCAGCACCAATTCCATTTGCTATTCCAAATCCTGCCGTAAAAGCCGCCGCAGTACCACCAGAAATAACTGCAGAACTACTCAAATAACCAGAACTTGTTACGCTTCCAGCACCAATTTGGCATTGAAGATTTGAGCTTCCATTAGTGCTTACACCTTGAAACATCACAGTAATCCGTTTAATCCAGCTTGGCAAATCTGTGAAATCAAGAGAAGTGTTTGTTGTCAAACCATTCCAGTTATACGCTTTTGCCGTAGCCAATGTATTGACAGCACTTGTCGCAGTGGCGGCTTGAAGTGTCAGCGTATTAGTGCCGGACACCGCAGGCGCTGATACTGTGATAGCCCCGCTGGTGTCTCCTGAGATAACGACTGATGACATATATTTCCTTTACAGAATAACCCAGCGTGAGCCAGAAGGGACAGTGACTGCAACAGTTGTCGTGATCGCGCCGCTGATGGCTGTTTGCGATGGGCTGACAACATAAGTGCCGATGCCGCCAGTACCAGAAGCAAACGCGCTGATTGTAGTGCCTGCGGTCACGTTGGTGCCTGAGATGACACTACCGACATACAGCGCGCCGCTGGTTGCAGAGTCAACACTCAAGATCGTGCCTGAGATCACGCCGTTGCCCACAAAGCCGCCAGCGATAGTGATCGGGCCCGTAGACATGGCGTTCTTGCCAGCAGTGATGCTGTACTCTATGGTGACCGTCTGATCATTCTCGTAGAAGATCGAGTTGCCACCACCACCGGATGCGCCGCCGCCCAGAGGGCCCCAGTCTGTGCCGTAGCCCTCGAAGGTACCCAAGGTGGTGTTGTAGCGGAACATGCCCGCCACGGGTGTCGCAGGGCGCTGAGGCGTGGTGCCTACGTTGGACTTGGCGGCTCCCGTGCCAGTGAAGTTGACTTGGCCAGAGAAGGTGACCGTACCCGTGGCCGACAGCGTGGTAAACGCGCCGGTGTTGGGGGTGATGTTGCCAATCGGTGGGGGCGACGCCAAAGAGCCAGAATCCAAAGGAATGGAGATGTTGTCTACGGTGTAGAGCAACACGTCGTTTGCGTCCCTGACTATAAACTTGTAGCTGGTGGTGTTGATCAACCAGATGTTGGCTTGGCCAAACGAGTCCAAGATGATCGGGTTGGTGTTGGCCGTGGTGGCGTAGTAATCGGTGTATGTGGCGATAGGCGTTGAAGTGCCAGCCGCATAGGTGTAGATTTTGCCGCCAACAAGAGGCAAGCCATCCGATCCGAAAATCTGTTGTTTGGGGGAGGGGGTTAAGCCAGCCATTGGGTTACCTCAAGTTTGTTATTCACGATTGAAGCCTCTAATTTCAACTTTGAAGGGCTCATTCAAAGCGTTTTGGTTTTCTTGCGTGGAAGCCAACGCGTTCTGCGTTTGCGTGATGATATTCAATTTGGTTGGGCTTATTTGATCTTGAGCTTGGCCAAGTGCTCTGAGCACATCAATACGCTGCGATGCAGGAACTTTTTTCAGCAATGCTTGAAAGTCTTGCGCGGAGTTAAAACCTTTTTCAAGCTCTTTCAACACGTTTGCGCTCATTCTGTCTTTTAAGATGTCCAACATTTGGTTTGTCAAAGTGACCTTGACATCTAAAAAACTTGGTAAGCGAAACTTTGATTGGTTGGCTTCCAAAATTATTTTCATGGCTTCTGCGCCAGCTTGAGTCTGACGTACTACTTCAGCGTCGCGTTTTAACTCAGCCTCAACGCCTTTGACCACACCCATCTGTTGCGGCGACAACACTTGGCTTAGATCGTCGTACCGCGCCTCACCCGTTGCTTTCTTAAGTAAGGCAGACTCACCACGCCCCAACACGGTTGCAAACGGGCCTGCGCGTTCACCAACACCAAGCGGTTGTTTAAGCACGTCGGTCATGGCGTTTAAGACTTTGGCTTGATTGACAGGGGGTGAGGCAATAGCAAACGCTTGTTGAGCACGTTCATAACCTGGCAATGCTTGCTCAATTGTTTTCTTGACGTTAGCCAAATTTTTGACAATAAATTTATTGTCTTTGTTGGCAATCAATTCCTTAAGGTCGTCTATTACTGACGACACTTGTTGTGCACTACTGCTAGCTTCTAAGCCAGTTTTTACTTGGTTTAGCGCGGACACAAGTTTGGTGTTGCCTGGGTTTGCAACTAAAAGATCGTCAATTTGCTGCGTCAACGGTGCAGTGTTAATCGGTGTCAAAGGCAACGTAGCCGCGTTATACAACGGCTTAGATACGTTTGTCCGTGCAATTTCTGCGGCTGTCAAGTCTGGCGTAACCGCTTGCAGACGTGCCAAACGGTCGGCTTCTTGAGCCGCTTGAACAGACAACGCAGCCCCAGGTGCGGTCTTAGCTTGAACGGTTTCACCGAGGTATTGAATCTGAGGTGATGTCACATCGGCCAATGCTTGCCGCACGGTTGTGCCTGCGGGCGCGTTGACCAACGCGTTTTGAGCGGCAGCTATGTTCTGAGGTGTTCTGCCTTCTTCGGTCAGCGCGTTACGCACAATGTTGCCTGCACGGGCTGAGGCGCGTTGGCCAGTAATTGCATCTACTACATTACCGGCACCCTTTGCGCCCAACGCTAAACCGTACCCAGCGGCGGCGGTAACAGGCGCTAAAGGGTTGGTGTATGTAGCGGCAGTACCTAGTACTTTGGCTGCTGTAGGAGCTACGCGAGCAGTTGCCGCCGCACCGCCGGTAAACAACGTAGACAGATCAGCCGCCGCTCCGACAGGGTCAGTTGCCAAAGTGTTTTTCAACGCGTCTACGCTGCCGTAACGGTCTTTGAACATACCGCCAACAGCGTTGGCCGCGTCAACAGCACGTTTGGCCGCCTCGGGCTTGTTGTCAATCTGGTTGACCAAATCAACAAGCTCTTTAGGCAACAAATTTTGTAACGCGCCAGCGCCAACATCTAACACACCCGACACTGTTTGCACAGGGTTTGTAATGGCGGTTATTAGACCTTTGTAAAAATTGGCGGCGCTTGTGCCTACGTTAGCTAACGCTTCGCCAGGCACATCTGAAAACGACCGTCGTTGTGTCGGAATACCGCTACCACCGCTTGGCGCTGGCTTTGCAGTACTAAGATCAAATCCACCAGTTGCAACTGGCGCAGCGGTGCTAAGATCAAAACCCATTAGTTGACCTCTTTAAACGATTTACGATCTGGACTGACCCATGCTTTGTTGCCTGCGGCGTCACTTTCAAATGTCCAATTAGCTCCGACGCCTGCTGGACGCGTCGCGCTTTTAGCTGACGACAACGGTGGTACTTTAATTGGCTCAAGAGAAAGACCCGTTCCTTCAGTTGCCGATTTAGGTAGTTGCTTAACGCGTTTGTTCCACGATTCCGCGCTACGAACAGCCGTTTGATGTTGAAGTCTGGCCAATTCGGTGAGCGTTTGCGCGGTAAGCTGGATTGTGCCTCCAGCAATACCTTTTAAGAAGTTAAGGTCTTTATCTGTGAAGCCTTGCCCTGTACCTAAGTTAGCGCTTTGAATTGCGTCCAAAGTGCTTTTACCTGTAGCGGAAATAAGTGACTCAGTGTTGGCAATTTTTTCTTCGTTGCTTGCACCGGCCACATTTAACGCGCGCGCAAGATTCAACTTGACATCCGCAATAGGGCCAGTGAATAAATTGCCTTGGTTAACCAAATCAATAATTCGATTGGCGCTTTCTGCCAATTGAGGCGCTTTCTCAGCAGTGGCCATTTTGGTAATGTCAGCTTCCGCCATTTTGCCTGCAAACTGTTCACCAAATTTTTTCTCGGTGCTCTGAGTAATGTTGGACGCGCCAGCTTTAGCAATTTGTTTCTTTTGCTCAAACACATTAGCAGGCAACGGCACATCAGCAAAAGTGCCAACTGGCTTAGGAGCGCCGCCAAGCCCAGGTGTTTGGAACATCTGCGTTTGGCCACCTTGGTCAATAGTACTTGTAGTTGGCTTGTTCAACTCTATAAACTTTTCAGTGCCGAGTTTGGATCCGTTGATTAAATCAACAAAGGCTTGTGGGCCTCTAGCAATTGCGGCTTCAATTTGAGCGCGCGATTGATCTACAGTTATGCCTCGCGCTTTTAATGCAGGGCCAATGACAGGGTCTGCGTGATTGGCTTCATGCCATGCAATGTATTGTGCTGGCGCATTTGGGTCGGCAGGGTTAAGCGTATCTAAAAACGACCGCGATTGTTTTAGTGCTGCATCAAGCAATTCAGTTTTATTTTTAGCTAATGCTGTCGGTTGCGCTTTAACTTCACCTTGTGTTTTTTCAAGCAACGCCGCTTCTTTGTCTAGCTCAGTCAGCGTTTTTTCAAGCCCAGGTAATTTAGAGCCAAAGCCACCTCTAGCCAAAGTTTCGCGTAGAAGGTTGCGATTTATCTTTCCTGTAGCAGGATCGTAAGATTTTGCATACGCTTCGTTAAGCGCGTTGACCGTTTGTTCTTCACGCTTTGCCGTACTTAACTGATACTGCGCCAACGCGTTTTGATTCTGCGCGTTTTGAATAGCTGAGATTTGACCATACCGAGCTAACGGATCGGCTACTTGAATTGGCTGAGCACCAAGTGAAATTCTAGGATCAATAGGCATAATTAAATCCTTAATTTAAGATGTAGGGCGGCCAGATGAGTCATACAACGGCGTTCTTCCGCTGCCGCCGCCTCTTATTGCGCTTAAATAATTTTGCCCTTGCTGGTAGTTTAAATATGTATTCAAACCGCTCGTCAAAGCGTTTCCAGTACCAACATATCCAGATGCTCTGGCCGCAGCCGCGCTGCCCATAGCGTCGCCAACCCCCGCAGCCATAGTTTGCCCCGCTTGGCTAACTTGTTGACCTGTAGTTTGACCCATACCTGTCAACGACTGTAAAGGTCTTAAACGAGCTTCACGCTCGGCCTGATAGCGGTTGAATGCGTTGGTGTATTCTTGCGAGCCAAACTCTTGGCCAAACCGTTGCAACGCTTTGCCAGTGCCGCCAGACAGCAAGCCACCACGGGCCGCAGCAGACCGTTCCAAAGCTTTTGTGCCTTCGCCCAAGCGAAACGCGTAGCCTGGATCAGCTTGAAACTTATCCATAGTAAACGGTTGATATTTTGACGCTTCAACCAATTCAGGCAATGCGTTGACGCCTACGTCGTAAAACGGTTTTTGTCGAGCTACGGTGTCTTGGTATTGTTTATATTGCAACTCCGCAGAACGTTCCATTGCACGCGATTGCTCGCCCGCAGCTTTATTTGCTGAGTATGCATTTATACCTGAGCCGACTACTACAGCTCCTGCGACCCAAAAAGTCATGTTAGCTCCTTAACTTTTACTTGATTGCCGATGCCGTACATGCTGTTGGGCTCATCTTCAACAAGTTCTTCCTCTGCTTCTTCTACTGTCGTAGATTCAGTTCTGTGAAACGTCATGCACAACGCATCAGTTTCTGCGTACACAGCGCGTTTGGTGCCAGGTTTACTGCACAGCAAATGTGGCCCAGTTACAAGTTGCACTCCGTCGTCTGTGGTAATTCCTACCGTGCCAGACACAATCAAATAGAAATGTTCTTTCTTGTGGACTTTACCAACCACCAATACGCCAGCAGGGCGAAAAACTTTACGGCAGTACATACCGCCGTGGAACACATGTTCAGTTTCAGGTTGGTAAGGTTCAAAAGCCATCAACGCGTCTTGCAACGCTTGGACTTTACCTTGCAATAAATTTGATGCTATTACATCGTTCACGACACTTCCCTTCCGCTGACACGCATGTTGATGGCGCTGGCTGTACCTGCGATTGTGGAGATAAAACCCCCAGAAGGCAATATCTGGCCAACAAGTTCAGGAAAAATGTAAGTTTCAGATGCGGCCAAGGTGCGTTGCTTGACGATCAAGTTGTCGTTGCTGGCGGTGCCCGTGGCGGTGACTAGGTTGACGCTGATGGTGACTGACGAGCCACTGTAGTTGGTCGCTGTGAATTTGTCGATGATTGTGGTCACGCCATTGGCAATATATTGCGTTGTCTGAGTTGCCTCAACGGTTTTGGCTGGAACTAAATTTTTGGCGGTTACAGTCATTGAAGCACCTTTTACAAAACAACCCAGCGGGAACCTGACGCAATCGTCACAGTCTGACCGCTAGCAATGGTGATCGGCCCAGCCGACATGCCTGAATTTCCAGTGGCTATAGTGTAACTCGTTGAAACGGTTTTGCTGTTGACGTAAATTCCGTTGCCCGCATTAAATTGCTGGGACAAGAATTCACCCGTAGACGGCTTGTACAGCAGCTTGGCATTGCTGATGTACGCCGTCGTAAAACTGCCAGAAAGTGCATTGGCAAATACGGGGTAGATATTGCTAGCCGTAGCAGTGTCGTTGGTAATTGTTGCGCCGCTGCCGCCGCCTGAAGTTTGTTTTAAACTTCCAGTGTTATCGTACGCGCCATCAGTTGTCCATGTGTCTCCAACTTGCAAAGTAACATTAACAATTACTCTTGTGCTTGCGGTATTTAGATAGCCAACAGTTATAGTTACTGCGGCAGTGTCGTTGTTTTCGACAGTGATTGTGTTTATTATTCTTCTGGTAGATGCGGCGGGGGCGGCGACCACGGTCACTGGCGTAGTTCCGTTTAAAACGCCGTCGTTTGCGCCTTCTGTAAACGTAGTGCCGTTGTTATCTGCGTAGGCTGCGGTAAAACTTGGATTTGTCGTTGCGGCCGCGCCCGACATAACTATCGTTATGGATTTTGATGTTGTATCTAAAACTATCATAGTTTCCTCATTGTAAGAACCACGCAAAAGCATAGGCATTGGTAGTTGAAGACGCAACAGAAGCCCAAGATGTATTTGTCCCGTCAGTAGTTAGGTACTTGCCTGAATTAGTTGCTTGACTTGGAGCCAGTGCATTGAAAGCTGCGTTAGCCGTTGTTTCGCCAGTGCCACCGTTAAGGATAGGCAACGCCGTTCCTGAGTAGGTGATGGCCAAGGTGCCCGACGAAGTAATTGGCGAGCCGGTGATCGACAGGAACGACGGCACCGTTGCTGCCACCGATGTGACCGTACCGCCTGGGTTGCTTGAGTTAATCGTCTGGTTTGGCCAAGTGCCGGTGATGCTGACGTTGGTGCCCGCTACCAGTGAGGGTGTGGCCGTGCCAGTGCCGCCGTTGGCCACGGCCACAATGCCTGTGACGTTGGACGCTGTGCCAGTGGTGTTCTGGTTAAAGGTTGGCCAAGTGAACGTGCCGATGCTAAAGTCACCTGATTGCGGAACACCAAGGATCGGCGTCACCAAGCTGGGTGAAGTGGCAAACACCAATGCGCCGGTGCCGGTTTCATCCGTCATTGCCGCTGCCAAATTGGCGCTGGACGGCGTAGCCAAGAAGGTTGCTACGCCCGTGGCCAAGCCTGTGATTGAGCCCACCGCAGGCGTGATTGTGGTGTTGGTAACCCCTGTGACCTGACCTTGCGCGTTGGTGGTCAATACCGGCGTTTGTGTGGCCGAGCCGTAAGTGCCCGCCGTGCCGATATTTGTAATCGAAAACTGGTTGGTAATTAGGGATAACCCTGTACCAGCAGTGTACGTTTGCACCGCAGCAAACTCAATGAACACCAGCGCAGTGGTGCCGACTGTGATTGGCAGCGGAGTCTGTTGCACCCAAGATGTGTTGGCGTTGTCTGTGCCTGATATGACAAGAAAGAAATCGCCTTGGTCAATTTGGTCAACACCAGAACCGGCGGTATCAAAGTCAGTTGCTCTGGTCAGAATGTAAGGTAGCGACGCAGTACCTGCTTGGGTCAACGTGTACGCACCGTTGTTTGCCCCCGCAGATTCATCTTTAACCAGTATGCGTTTGCCAACATCGCCCACAACAAATGTGTAGCCGTCAATGGTCAGTGTGCCGTTGGCATTGGCCGTCAAAGTCGCGCCTACACCACCAGTGCCGTTGTTGTACGTATTGGCTGCCAAAGCTGCCGTGGTTGCGTAGTTACATGCTGCGTGAAAATTGATGCCAGTAGCAAGACTGTCAACGTAGGACTTGTTGGCAATATCGTTGCTTGATGTAGGCGCGGTGGTGATCGTGCCGCTGGTCAGCGTGACCGAGGTGATGTCGGTGTTGGCACCTTTGAGCGCAAATGGTGCACCGCCCGCCGATGTGGCCCCTGTGCCACCGCTGCCGATCGCCAAGGTGCCGCCAAGGGTGATGGTGCCCGTGGTGGTGATTGGGCCACCGCTGGCGGTCAAGCCTGTGGTGCCGCCTGATACATCGACCGATGTGACCGTGCCTGAGCCGCCGCCCGCAGTTGCAGGCACGAATGGCGGCGCAAGTTGCAGGTCATCCAAAGATGTTTGGTTGTTGCCGCCACCAACCAAAGTGAATATGTTTAAAAAGAACCGATACCACTCACGCGACATCAACCCCGTGCGAGGGTCGATAAACTCGACCCGCGACGAAGGTAGGTTCGTTATATTAAGTTGTTCAGGCATTGGTCGGGCTCAGAATCAATTCAGCGCCCATAATGGCGACCTTTACAGGATCGGTGCCAGACACTTCATAGACCCTATCCCGCAGCTTGAGCGTCATGCCTAGCCGACGCCAAAACACGCGCTGGTAGTACGCGCCGATCTTGCCCATAGGCGACCAATGCTCACTACTCCACGTATGGCCACCATCATCTGACCAACGCAACATGACCTGCGGGTCGTCACCTTGGCCAGTGGCCAAACCAGTGCCAGATTCGCAATCCAATTGCAAACTGTGGTGGGCGGTACGCTTGAGGTTGTTCTGACCGCTGGGCAGGGCTCGCCATGACCGCAGCCACTTTTGAGGCTCATCATAGTCAGCGTAGACGTCCAAGGTCATCTTGTAAATGTTGCCATTTTCAAAGTCACCAACAATGGTGTTGCCAATAAAGTTGCATTGGCAGTTAGACCGATGACGGGTAAAAGAGCCGTTGTCCCAGCCAGCACGTTCATGCCACGCTTGGGTGGCCACGTCGTAGACCCATGTGGCGTTACCTGTGGGAAACGTCAGCACGTAGAAAGCGTGGCCTTCTTGCTGGTATGTGTAGGCCACCGCGTCTGAAATGTTGCCGTATTGAGCAATTGCATACTCAATGGCGTGGGTTGATACGCGTTGGCCGGTGTAGCCGTTGGCTCGGTAAACGATACCTTGGCCACGGGCATCAGTGCCCAGCCAAAACAAACCGTTGTCCAGCTTGGCCACTGAGAACGCAGCCACGCAACCAATTTCGTTGAACGCACCTTGGATGCGCGCCAAGGGAAAATCGGCCAAGCCAGCGTCGTACCAGACTTCGATTGAGTCGGTACCAAACATCCATGCTTCACGGTGGTCTATGTTGATGGCCACCAAGCCGTCGGGTGAGCCTTCAGTGCTGGCAAAGTCCAGCGGATCGACCGACAGACCGTCCAACAGCGATGTCACCCACACCTTTTGGCTGTTGGGCTCATTGAACACAAAATAGCCGTCCAAGTAACCTACAGTCACCGCGCCAGGGAAATCTGGGTCAGTGATCTGTTGAAACACATCGGTGACTTCGTTGTAGATGTAGCTGTCAGGATTGCAGGCAAAGAAAAGCTGGGTTCCGTTGTCAGCAATAGACACGGGGCCCGTGCCGGTCACATTGCCCAAGAAAGTGGGCGCTGCGGTCATGCTGTCAAGTTTGTAGACCTCGTTGCCAGACACCACAAAGATGTTTGACCCATTGGTCTGGTGAGCCCACAAGGCACGAATGGGGCCTGTGCCAACTGTTTGCAAAAACTCTAACCCAGGGCAGCGCGTCAGAAAAGCCGCAGTTTTGCCACCGTCTGGCGTGGCTTCTGGGTACAGATTGACCATGCGGTTGTCGGCAGCGTTGATGCTGCGAGCAACATAGCTGGAGCCAAGAATTGGCGTTTGCATCAGTAATTACCGGCGTAGATGTTGAACCGCTGACGTGAAGACACAATGGCGTAAGGCATGGACATGATGTCGTCAGGATTGTTGATGCGCTT